TATTCCATCTTATACCCCACTAATAATATCTACTGGTTCCCATTCCTCGGAGTCATCTTCTTCCATATACGAAGTGACAGCAAGTTGGTCAATGTAACTAAGGGAGTCAGGCAAGTCATCGTGAACCCCTTGTGCGGGGAACAGGATTAACTGGTCTACGAACTCATCCCAATCTTCTTCCGAATTTAACACAATTCTGCCATGCTCGAACCTACCTTGTAAAGCCCAGATGATTCTGTCTGCTTTTTTTCTATTCCCATGCGTCAAATCTACGATATGGGCAAAGGTGTTGTTCTTTCTCATAAGGTCGCTTAGATAGGGCAAAACAGCGTTCTTTAACGCCCCCCTCTCTATCCCTACACTAAGGGGTCGGTAGTCCCTAATGGCTATCAGAATCTTGGAGGCGGTCTCACGGATATCCCATCTCCCGTGTTCAATCTTCTCAACAAACCACTTCCCATCCTCTGTGACCTTAACGATTGAGATAGCAGACTCATCCAGACGCTTTTTAGAATTAGCTGCTTGTTTGGCAACTTCCTCGAACCCTGCAAGGTCAACAGCGATGTAATAGCTTCCATGTTCAGGCTTAACCCCGTATTTGATCCACTCTTCCTTAAAGATGTCCGAACCAGCGTTGGTAAACGAAGCTAAAAACTCCTGCTTAAAAGCAAATGAGGATAGTGTTTTTTTGGCTGACTCTATTTCCGAACGATCAATTAGTGGATTGTCGGCAGTAGTGAAATGCCAAGATTTCCAGTCTGGGTCACTGCCATCTTCACCAAGTTTGTACAAGTCATGGAACCAATTTCGCCCTTTTGGAGTTCCCAGAAATAGAGCACGACCTTTTTTATCACTCAAACTCGCACGAATAACTTGCTCCCATGCCTCAGGCTTAATGTCAGCAACTTCGTCTAGCACCGCATAAGTTAACGATACGCCTCGCAAGGTATCAGGACGATCTGCACCCCTAACATAGATTTTTGCCCCGTTAATCATGGTTATATCAAGGTTATTGACATGACTAGACTGGATAACGTCTCGACCTAGGTCAAGCAATAAATCCCAAACGATTTGCCGACTTTGACCCATTGTAGGAGAGACATACAGCACAGCAGACCCTTGAGGGCATCTTAGGGCTTCGATAATCAATGTGATAGCACATAACCTAGACTTGCCACATCGCCTCCCAGCAGCTACGATTTTGAATCGGCTTTTGTCACCAAATACTTCCTGTTGCCAAGGTAGAAGCGAGAAATTTAAATCAGCCATTATGTTCCTGTAAGTATTTGGCGGCCTTCAAAAGCACTTCAGCACTGTCTTTTAGCATGCCTATGCCAACATTGCATTTTGTACATAAAAGTTTACGTATTTTGCCAGTATCGTGATTGTGGTCAATAAACATCTTTTTACCAACGTCTTTTTCATGATCGTCACAAATAGCGCATCTATAGCCCTGCTCTTGTCTTAAAGCATTGTATTCAGCAAGCGTAATGCCATACTTCCTAAGAATAGCATTCCCATAATATCGTTCTTTGTTATTGTTGTACCAATCCTTAGCTTTTTGGTCAATCCTATCTTTGTTCTTTAGGTAATGACGTTTCTTTTGAGCCTCTCGCTTTTCAGGATTATCTTCTCTCCATTGCTTTAACATAGAGAGCTTTTTATCTCTAACTTCAGGAGTCGGAGACTTATCGTATACGGAAACGCAAGACTTGCATTTGTATTGATAACCACGCTTAGTAGTTACTGCCTTGTGAAAGCACGATAGCGGAAAGATGCCATTGCAGGCATTGCATTGTAGGTTTGTCATATGTCCTCTTTCAGAAGGATTGGGGTGTATTGCCACACGCACCCCACACGCGTTGAAAGCTCATTATGAGTCGGCTGACCTATATTCTACATCTTCTGCGGTCTCAAGGATAGTAGGTTCTTGTCCTAAACCAGTGATATTGATGGTGACTGCACTTCTCTGACTCTTATCCTTTTCAAACAAAGAAACAGGTAGAGTCCTATCAAGACACATCTTTAAAGCTACTAATTGATGGGGATGGTCATCATTAAGGGCTATCTCTATCACCTTCTGAGCCACATCCTTACCTCCACTCCTAATCATTAACTCCTTTAGCTCCTTGAGCCTCTGGTGGTCTGTCTTAGGCAAGATAGCAGGTGGGTTGTCAGCAAACCTCTGTATGGTCATCTTGACACTCCCCTTTGGTCTTCCTCTTCCTCTTTTCAATTGTTCCACTTTGTTCCTTTGGAGTTGAATTTAGCTTTTTCTGAATGGGGGATGTACCACAAATATCTACCAACACAACCTACCCCCTCCCCCCCCATACATTCTCTACACCTAGGGTTTCTACTACTGTCTATCCTTACAGTACTGTCTATCTATACAGCATAGGGTTTACCCTTAGTGATCCTAGATGCGAATGATTCTTATTTGCGTTTACTTGTGCATAAGAGACGGATGCACCTTTTTGGTTGTACTTGAATTGATCTAGTCTTATCTATCCCTTGTCTTATCCCTTACCCTATTCCCTATTGATTGACATGGTTAGGGCTATCCCTTTTCTTTTCGTCTAGGTTAGTTACTAACCCTATAGATTCTAAGGGGCTATCCGTTCTATATCCGATACCATGTAAATGCTGATAGAGGGCTAAAAGGTTTTCAAAACCCTGACTAATATTCCCTTGTCCAGCACTTAATAGAATCTGCAGCTTGGGATTGTCCAGCTTGCGTCTAAATTGCACTGTATCTACCTTAGGCGGCCTTGCCATTGTCTAACCCTAAAAGAAATAAATTAAAATAATTCTATCATCTAAGGGAAAACACCTATGGTTTTTTTCTTTTTTAACCCGATAATTACTTTACTTTCAATAGGAAAGTGCAATTTATAGGCGTTACATCATGAAATTTGCTTTTATCCCCAAAGGTCAATACAAAATTGGCCAATACATTCAAGTGCATGGCAAAACAATGCGGATTGCCAGTTACACACACACGGGCCGTAATGTCATTGTTCAATCATTGTTTGGTGCATCAAAATTTGAACAGATCGTTTGCATTTGCACCGATTCACCCTCACTCTAAGGGGCAAACAATGAACGATCAATTTTTAGACTATGCAGCGGCCCTTGCAATAGCCTTAGTGCTTTGCATAGGTTTACTTGATTATTTTGATATTTTAGTGAAATAGTTCACATTTTTAAAGGGCGTTACATCATGGATAAAATCACACAATCAATCGAATCACTCAACAGGGCTAAAAACGGGGATTCTCTCGCAAATTATCAGGCAATTTTGCAAGGGTTTGCTGAAAAGGGAATCCCTCATGCGGACATTATCCCTAGGGAAAACGTGTTCACCTATAACGCATGGTTAGCCCTTAATAGACAAGTTCGCAAGGGTGAACATGGGGTTAAAGTTGTTACATGGATTCCAGCAAAGGACAAAAACAGTGAAAGTTCTTTCATGCTTTGCCGTAGGTCTACTGTATTTCACATTTCACAAACCGATGCTATCCAGTAATTAGACTGTAAACCCTTAGTAATAGGGGTTTATGGCCTAGTGTCTCACTGGGGTTTTTTAACTTTTTATAGGTGTTCACAATGACAAAACAGCAAATTTTAGCCTTGCAATCAATCGGCAAGGGAATAATTGAAGCAGCAAATATTGATTCTATCGGTGCACCTAGTGGCATTATTTATAGTGCTCTCATGTCACACGGGGCAACTTACAATCAATTCCAGCAAATTATGAGCACATTAGAACGTCACGGGTTTTTGTCTCATGACGTTGAAGCAAACACTTATCACGCCACTGATGCGGGTTTACAGTGGGCCAAAAAGGTTCACTAAGGGTTTTACCCTATTGCCTAGGGGTTTTGTGCCCCTAGAATTTAATTTTCAACTTAAAAGGTTTCAATATGAAATATTTATTCAACGTGTACGCTAAGGGTGATTTTAGCGTGACAACTATCATGGCAGCTTCTATTGACGAAGCATTTAAGATATTTTGCGAGCATAGGGGTTTAGATGGCATCAAACCCACTGTTTACGCTGAAACCAATATGCATGGTATTCAAGTTAAACAAGTTGGCTAAAATTTAGACTGATAGCCCTTGATCTAGGGGCTATTGGCCTAGAGTTTTTCTAGGGTTTAATATTTTTTAAGGTCAAAAAAATGCTTGCAATTCATACAAAATACATTCCCGCCAATGTCAAAGGCTCACGAATCAAAGCCACTTCAGACAATGGTCATTCTGTCATTGTGTCTTATGACGATTCATTACATGGTCATTTGGTGCATTTTGAAGCTGTCAAAGCCCTAGTTATAAAACACAAACTAGATTGGGACATTTCCAGCATGTGTTACGGGGGTTCAAGTGATGGCAAGGGCTACACATTTGTTTTTTGTGAATCAAAGGTTTAAAAATGAACAATCAAAAACTAGAATGGCAGCCACTTTGGGATGCAATGGAAGCAAACCCCTCAGAATGGATCGAAACCACAGACAAAATGTATTGGGATATGCTGGAAAGTGTGCCGCCTAGGGCGCAAAATTCAAGGGGCTTTTTAGTAGGTGAACCACTTAGCGACAATGCAGAGGGTTTCCCAATTTATGCTTGTTTTAAAAAATCAGGCGATAACTATTACGCTAAAAATTTAACACTTGCACAATTCATGTACGAAATATGAACCAAATAGAAGCACTCACACAAGCCCTGTTTTTGGCTATTACAGCACCAACTGATAAAAAAGCAAATCAAGCCATCAAATTAGCAAATGAATTGGCAAATGGTTTGGCAGAATATGAAGTTGAATTGTGCAAAGAAAATGCCCTTTATTTGCAATATAAAGCCCGAAAATTGGAGGAAGCATGATCTATGCTTGCCTGGCACTAATTCTAAAAATCTTAACTGGTAAAAAATGAAAGGCTCAAAATGTCATACTTGCAAATACGGGAAAATTACAGTACTGGAAAACTTACATGGGGCGATCTGTTGGAAATAACAGGACTTGCTGCCCATGACCTTTTTTCTATTTTGGAAGACTTGATAGATTAAAAAAGCACTTGCTAATTAAAGCCCTCTTCTGAGGGTTTTTTTACGTCTATGCTACCCAACTATTCACCCATGCTTAAAAACGCCTAGAAAGGGCTTTTAGAGCCTTTGGTGGGCATTTCTTCGCACAATCTGCGAATGGTTTCATTTAGTGCTGACAGTTCATCCATTTTATAGACGTTCCATAACCTACGTTGACCATGTATCCCATTCAATGACCCTCGGTGACAGTCTGCACATAATGGCATTGAGGTAAACCATTGGCCTTGATTGATCTCGTGACATTCGCTAGGTGCTGATGCGTCACAAATAATGCACGACATGGCCTTGATTCTAGCAATGTGCAATCTCTCGCTGGCGGTAGGTTTAGCCTTGTTTTTGCTTTGCATTACTGGGTTGCTTTTATTTCATGCCTAGCACTATATTGCTCGGTTCTCCATACTTCAATTCTTGCCTGTGCTGCTGTCATCATCCAGCGATACTTTTCTTCGATCTCTACGGCTTCCCTGATGCCCTCTAAGATGCCTACATAATCCGCATGAGCATAGGCATAGGTTTCTTGTTTGCCTAAAACCTCAGTTCCAGCTTGTGACATGAGTTGTGCCTTGCGGGACTTTAAAAAACCCTCTAAGTAGATTCGACTAGCTTTAGCCCTACTGTATGGTTCTGCCGTGTCAATCAGGAATTGGATGGCCTTGTGTGGGTTATCGCTCATTTCTTTCCCTTAGTAACGCAATGGCTTGACCTACTGCGCTTTCTTGCCCCAAGTTTTTGTTATAAAACAAATCAGTTAGTTCATCACTGGTTAGCCCTACCCACTTGTGCTCACGCTCTGCTATCAGTTTGGCAAAGGCTTGCAGTTGTTCGGTGTAAAACGAATAAATGTATTCACCGCTAGGGTGAACCCCAAAGGCGGCTGTTTTCTCTGCTATCTTGTGTAGTTCTGCGTCAGTCATACCAAAACCTCAATAAATAAACTACTCCCGACCAAAAGGCCACAAGTGCAACAATAATCAGTTGCCAAACAGATTGTTTACTCATACATCCTCGGTTTTATAGTTGAGTTTGTGGTGCTGAAAGCGCATTGCTGCTTCCATTTCCAAATCACGGAAAGCCTCGTCACTTAGCAACCCAATGACATTGCGGGATTCAAACCACACTTCCCGTACAGACTCATTGAATGTTGAATCAAGGTCTTGCTCGTATTCATAGACTACTGTAACGATCTCGCTACCCGCACCTACTGTTGTGTCAAATTCCCATGTATTCATAATTGGACTCCTGTTTAAAAATTAAATCTTACCTAATTGATTGCGTAATACCATAGGGACTTACCCTTAGTCTAAGCATTCTTTCACGCACACATCTATTCCTGATTGACTTGAGTAAACCTTCGTTACATGGATATTCACAATCTGGGTGTCATCCTTGTAAACAACTCCATTCATGGCATCTTCTACGCTTTTCAACACATTGGATGCGTCAGGTTTCTTAATTGGTTTCTCAAAGCCGTTTAAACAGTCTGCTACTTTCTTTTTTGAGTAAGACTGTGGGATTGGTGCTCGAATGTACAGATAAAGGCTTACAGGGGTTTCTAGTGGTTCTGACGCACCCATTGCCTCGATTGCAGCATCTTTGATTAAGGTTTCATAGGTTCTTGTCTTCTCAGGGGTGTAAGTTTGCACAAAGTTTCCCCTCTTGACGTATCTAGCCCTTTGTTTGCCAACAGGGTTAGCGTCTACTTTAAAAGTAATCATCATTGTCATAGAAGTGTCCCATTTTGCATTTGTTGCATAAAAGCCCTTATGCGATCTCTCGCACCAGTTCCATAAATTCGTTCTGCCCTCTCAAGTCTTGCCCTGATTAGGTCACGATTCTTTGATGTTTCCCAGTTCCTATAAAGCTCTCGGGCTTCTGCTTGTTCGAGGATCACCCTATCTGACTCATTGGATATGTTTTTTCTACTGAAAGCCATAGGGGTTTACTCTAGGTCTCCAGTAAGCTC